TTATATTGTATTTATATAAAAAGTAGAGTATGTCTAATGATGATTCTTTAGTTTTTGATAAGATGTCTTTTTCAGATTTAATGAAAGATATCTACATAACTACTAAAGCAAAGGATCAAATGATTTCCAAATTGGTTGATAACATAGAGGGAATGATTAATAGTCCTGAAGATGCTGCTTCTTTAGGGCCTGTTCTAAGAGATTACATTGATTTATCTATAAAGAATGATGATCATTTGATTAAGATGGCAGGTATTGTTCAGAGATCCATGGCAAATTCACAAAAATCTTCAAAGACTACAGAAATGTATATACTTTCTGATGAAGAAAAGAAACAATTACTTGTAGATTATCATCCGAATAATTTTTTAAAATAAATACTAATGTCAATAATATTAGGAGAGGTAGTACAAACAGGTAAACTAACATATAATGATAATCCAAAAAATAATGAAGGAAATATACTACCTATAGGGAGTATAAAAGTTAGGTTAATTGCAAATTCAGATGTAGAAAATTTAAAAGATATATATGCAAGACCAATCACATTAAATTATATGTTTACTCCTTTAAATGGAGAATTAGTTATGCTAATAAGAGCTCCATCTAAGGATGAGTTACAGCCAAAACACAAAAATATAACGTATTATTATTTACCATATCCTTTGAATTCAACGGATGATTCGGTAATTAATCAAATGCATACTATAACTCAGAGAACTACTTCTAAGGAAAGTAATGGTTTGGTTATGGACAATCCCTTTGAGCCCGGCAAAACATTTCCATTCCCCTGTAGACCTTTAGCACCTCTTCAACCATATGAAGGTGATTTAATCATCCAAAACAGAGGAGGATCCGCTATAAGACTTGGTATAGGAACTTCAGATGATTCTCAATATTATAAGAAACCACAACATCATAAAGATACTAAATTAGGAGATCCTACGTTTGCTATGACATTAGAACCATCAGCATCTCCTAAAAAAAGACCAATAAATGAAGATGTTTCCGATATGTCGGGAAATAAAAATCAATCTAAAAATACTAAAAGTCAAAAATATAGAGTAGAGAATGTATCTAATAATATAACAGGTATATTTGGAGGAGTAAGTCAAAAATATTCTAAAGTTAGATTAGGTAGGGCAAGAAGATTTGAGACCAAAGGAGTGCCTAATTTTGATAACCCTCAAATATTAATAGATACGTCAAGAATAGTTTTGAATGCTAAAAAAGATAATATATTTGTAATAGCGAAAGATAAAGTAGTATTAGAAGCAAGAAAGTTTTACATAACTACAGATGAACATGATGTTGATTTTGATGAATTAGTTAACAGAGTTCAGGAGTTAGCAAAACAATTAAAAGACTTAACATCGGCTATGGCTGTTTTTGCTACGCCATTTGGCCCTACAGGCCCTGCTACAAACTTATTAGAAGTTTTGAGAACTTTTATATTATCAATGAGATTTGAGTTACTACCACCTAATGCATTTATACCACCTCCTGAGCCAAGATTAGATAATCATGATTTTGGTATTAACAATATAGTTCCATATGCTATATCAAGAAGATTATTAGGTTCGAACGGAGGAGGAAGTGGCAACGAATCTGTAGGAGGACAAGACTCTTCAGGTATCCAAACTCGAAAAGACTCCATAAATTTATTAAATACTCTTAATTCAAAAGATATTGAATTAGATTATGATCCTAATAAAGACTTGCCTGAATTTATAAACATAGATTGTGGATTACCATTGTCAGGATGCGGAGTATTAGTTGATTCTAACGGAAATGTATTAAAATCTGATGGAGATGGACTTACTAATAAAGAAGATTCGAGTAAAGATGATTCAAATGCTAATAAATTAGATAAGAAAGATTTTAATATTAAGTTAGTAAATTCAGATGCAGAATGTAAAGGATATATTTATAAAATGACTGCGAATAAATTCAACTCGGCAACAGGAATAACAGAGAAAGTAAATTATAATTTACTTTTATTGATAGGAAATGACACATTCTGTAGAGGATGGTATTTATTGAATGATAGTGTTGATAATAACTATAATATAACTGATAATTCGCTTCTGACTCCTGATATATTAGCTGATAATTCATGTATATCTCAATTAATATTGAGCAGTAAATGTTCTAAGGGAGATATATTATTGGATTATAGTATAAAAAAATTAACTAATGAAGTAAAATTTAATTAAATAATCTATTTATATAAAACGTTATGATGGATAAAATTTCAATTGAGTCAAAACTTAGAAAAATAATAAGAGAAGAATTAGATTATTATTTTGATAGATTAGAATCAAGATTAACTGAATCTAAGTCTAAAAGTATTTCTGAGAATCATAGTAGCCCTTCCCCAAAAAAATTTGCGGAGAAGCCTATTAGTACTAAAGTAGAATCTGAAAGAAAAGATTTCAGAAAAAAATTTAGTGGTTTAATGGAAATAATTACTGAAGATATGGAGTATCCTGAAGAAGAGACTGAAAGATCAATTTTAGATTCAAGAGCTTTGGATAGCTTAGAACACAATCCAAAAACTCAAGCAGTTTATAAAGCATTGACTAAAGATTATTCTGCTTTGTTAAAAAAAATGGATAAGAAATAATATAAATGGCAACACGTACAGTATTTAGATCTTATGAGACAAATTTATATAATGATAGAGCAGTTGGTGTTCTATTACCTATGAATGGAGATGCTGTATTAGTTGACATAAAGTATCCAAAAGAAATAAATAGGAGAGGAGATGTAAAGACATTTAGACTTTCATATTCTACGGAGGAACAAGCCATAACTAATTTAGTTAATTTACTACTAACAAGGAAGGGTGAGAGATTAATGCAACCTAATTTCGGTTCAAAGATACCTGATTATTTATTCGAATTAAATAGTGAAGAAAACAGAAATTCTCTTAGATTATCTGTTATAGATGATATTGAATTTTGGTTACCCTATATTTTATTAGATTCAGTTCAAGTTACAGCAGAGACTGATATTGCTTTCTCAAATAGTTATTCAGAACATAATGTTCAAATTAAAATATCATTTAGGGTAACTAATGTAGGTGCTAATAGAAATATAATACTATTTTTAGATTCAGGTGTTGTTAACTTTGAAATAGAGTAATATGAGTTCAAAATTATTAAATAATAATATTAGAAAGGATATAAAGTATCTAAATAAAGATTTTGGGGAGATACGACAGCAGTTAATAGATTATACAAAGAACTATTTTCCTGATACTTATAATGATTTCAATGAATCATCTCCCGGCATGATGTTCATGGAATTAGTTGCTGCCACAGGAGACATTCTATCCTTCTACACTGACATACAATTACGAGAATCTTTATTACTGACAGTTGAAGAAAATATAAATTTATATAATATTGCCCATTCTTTAGGATACACACCAAAATTTAGAACTCCTGCATCTGTAGATTTAGATATATTTCAATTAGTGCCATCTATAAATAATGGTTCATCTGTAGTTCCTGACTTTAGATATTGTTTGCAAATTGATTCAAACATGATTGTTAGTTCGGATTCTAACAAAAATTTTAGAACTGTAGATAGCGTAGATTTTTCATATAGTTCTTCATTTGATCCGACAGAAATTACTGTATATTCTTTAGATAATACAGGAGAAGTAGATTATTTCTTATTAAGAAAAAATGTTAGAGCCGTTTCAGGAGAAATTGTATCACAAAGCTATGTATTCGATTCTCCTAAACCATATGATAAAATAGTACTACCACAGGATGATGTTTTAGAAGTAGTAGATATATACGATTCTGATAATAATAGATGGTATGAAACACCTTACTTAGCTCAAGATTTAATACCTATATCTGTTCCAAATTTGCCATACAATGATCCACATCTATCTAAATTTAGATCTACAGCACCAAATTTAATGCAGTTTAAACAATCAGAACTTAGATTTGTAACAAGGCTGAGAGAGGATAATAGATATGAAATACAGTTTGGCTCAGGAGTAAGTTCAGAGTATGATGAAGAAATCGTACCTAATCCTTTTAATGTTGGATTTGGTTTAGACTACTTTGAAAGAGTTGTTGATTTAAGTATTGATCCAAAGAATTTTTTATATACTAAAACTTATGGAAAAGCACCATCAAATACAACATTAACAGTACGATATACTATTGGGGGAGGAGTTGAAGATAATGTTGGGGCAAATAGTATATCAAATATAGTAACTTCAAACATAACTACTCCACAATCAAATTTAAATTCAGCATTATTTAACACTATAGTGAATAGCGTAGCCGTTAATAATCCCAAACCTGCAAGAGGAGGATTATCGAGAAGAAATGTGGAAGATGTTAGAAGAGAGGCTTTAGCTAACTTTGCAGCTCAAAATAGAGCTGTAACTAAAGATGATTATATTGTAAGAGCTTATAGTATGCCTGTTAAATATGGAGCTATAGCAAAAGTATGCGTAGAATTAGATGATCAATATTTAGATAGTTCAACTGATTTTCAAAATGTAAATTATTTTGGAATTAATTTATATTGCTTAGGTTATGATGAGAATAAGAATTTAACACCATTAAATGATGCAGTTAAATTCAACCTACTAAACTATATGAAAGAGTATAGAATGATGACTGACTCTGTTAGTATACGAGATGCTTTTATAATTAATATAGGAATAGATTTTGAAATAGTTGTTGACGAAGTTTATAATAGTAATGAAGTTTTATTACGATGCATACAAGCTTTAAAAAATTATTTTGATATAGAAAAGATGGGTATCGGAAAACCTATTTTCAAAAATACAGT